TTACACCATCTTTCCGCGTGTCTTACCTTTGACGCAGCAACCATCGGCGCGTTTAGAAGCAGTCATACCGCCTTTAGCGTAGCCCATGTCGCTGATTTTTTTACGAGCAGCAGCATCTTTAGCGTCTTGCTTAGACTCTTCAATTGCGTCAAAGTTAGCAGGCTTTTTAATGCCACGAGACTCACGCTTCATTTCAGCATCGGCTTCGCTCTTGTCCTGCTCTCTTTGTTTTGTAAGTTTGTAGTCGGCATAACCAGCCGCACCACTCCCCGCTAACAAAGCTGGCCCTGCATTATTTTCAAGAGCTTTGAAAACTTTGCCGCTTCCGCCACGACCTTCGTCGTATTCGTTAACGCTACGTCTCATGATATTTCCTTAACACATTCTGCCGCGTGTCTTGCCTTTGGTGGCAATACCATCAGCACGTTTAGAAGCGGAACTTACAGAACCGCCAGAAGCCATTTTCTTAACGGAGCCGCCGCGTCTATACCCACCATGAACGCCGCCCTGATTTTCATCGGTGGTGTATGGAGACATGCGGGCTATCTTACCCATACCCATATCGTACTCAGCGCGGGTTTTGGGACTAACGTTTGATTCCTGAAACGCTGCTTCTGCAGCCGCACTCATGGGGCGTGACTTAATTACAGGTTTAGGTGCAGGTTTAGGTGCAGGTTTCTTGGTAGGGCTAACGGTCATAGACGTACCGGCTTCGCCATATTCTCTGGCGTTTGGGTTTGACAACATACGTTCAGTACGTTTGTTAGCCGCCTCTTCTGCGTCCATGCCAGAGTCTTTTTCCATGCTCTGAGGCTCTTCGCTAGCTTCTTTATCAGCAGCTCTGCGACGCTCCGCTGCGTCAGTCGTTGACTTTTCGTCTTTTTTGTCGCTTGCTTTGTCGCCTTTTTTAGACAACATGTAGCCCAATGTGCCAAGAGCGGCGAGCGAAGCTAAATCTCTACGTGCCATGATTAACTCCTTAGCAGGCTTTGCCGCCCTTGTTCATTTTAATTTGCGTAGCTTTGGTTTTGCCTTGTGTAGCAACACCATTAGCAGACGCGCGGAATGAGCCGCCAGCGGCCATTTTCTTGGTCATGCCGCCTTTTTTCATTGCGCCTTTACCGTCGCCGATAAACGCGGGCTTGCCGTCTTTCATGGGCATGCCGCCACCAGCCATTTTGCTAGCGCCTTTTTTTTTGGCCATCATTGCCATGAAGCCGGGATTCATTTTGCTTGCCATAGTATCACCACCTTTAGAAAATTTGCGACCCTTGTCCGCAGTTGTAAAATCCTTGCCCACGGATTGTGGGACTCCTACTTTCTTAGCAAACGATGGCGAATTTGCAATCGCGGCCATGAAATTGTGTTGCTTCTTACTTGTCGACGGCATCGTCTTTCTTTCGCTTAAACAGCGTGCTGAACTCTTTACCGGTGGCCATTTCGTAGATACGCATCAAGCCAACAACTGCACCAATAAAGCCAAACACAGGTGAAATTACCTCAAAGAAAGTTCCAACAGTCGTGAATATTGCCACAACATCTAGAATGTTTTTTACGTTGTCTGTATGTTCAGTCATATCAGCATTTCCACCTTGCAAGAGCAGCCGCCTTACGGGTGGGCTTACCCTTCTCGTCTTTCATGGGGCCGGGCATACCTGACATGCGTGCGCAGAACGAGTCCTTGCGCTTGCCGCCCTGTGGCTGTGGAGCCTTCAGGTTGCTACCTGTAGCCGCGTTGTACTTAGCACGGCCTTTGGCAGTCAAGCCCGCCCCCTTGGATATTGGCAATTTCTCGCCTCTTCCAACTGATAGGACGGGGCCTTTCTTCTTAGCCATAATAAATGTTGGCAGAAGTTATATTGGACATGCTCAAGTAGATACCGTTTTTAACCAGCACCCCTTCGCCGGGAATCAACACAAAATTACCAAACACATCAGTTGCACCAACATCGTAGCTGGCAACCCACAAAGACGCGTACACAACCGCCGTTCCGGCAACAATAGTTCCAGAGTTAATGTCTGTAACCGTAAAAGTGTTTGCGCCTGTGCGTGTGATTGAGTAGTTGCCGTTTGTACCGGATGTTCCGCTTGCTGTTGCAAATGCAAGCCCAATTACATCCCCAGTAACCAATCCATGTGCCGTCTTGGTAACAGTGATAAGCGTGGCTGCCCTCTCGTATGTTGCTGAGACAGGCGCTGTAGTGGTGTCAAATATGTCCAGTGTTCCAGCCGTGGCCGAGCCAACTGTAGAAACAGCTTTGAGCCTATTGCGCCCTAAAACAACAAAACCAGAGTTGTTTAGGTGTCCTGCTTTAACGTCTGTTTGCATCATAATCAATCTCCTTTAAAAACGGGGCCGAAGCCCCTTGGGTTGATTAGGAGTTAGCGAATGGTGTGGCAACAGTGCCTGTGCCTAACACCGTGCCAGTAACCATGTACTTGTTGGCTGCAATTGCAACGATCTGAATCCATGAACCTGCAACACCGCCAGTGGTAGTGCCGTTTAAGTTAATAAAGTCATTGGCAGCGGCGGCAAAGAAACCAACCAATGCTGCGCCGTCTGTGTCAACGTCGTTCATAACAATTGTGCCAACGTATTTATCAGTGCCGTCTGTACCGATCTTCAAAGAGCTTGTAGAAATGGTAGTAGGAACCCAGATCGTGTAAACAACGCCTTCGTTGTTAGCTGTGTTGGGATCTTGACCGGGGCCAGACGTAATTGGGTTTGTTGAAACATTGATTGTGGGTAATGTCAATGTCAGTGCGGCGGCTAAAGAACCACCAACAGAAATGATACGACCGCCGTGATCTACAGGGTTTAATGTGGTGCTAGATGTGATTTCAACGACAGCCGCTGGGCCTTGTTGATAAATGCCGCCCAATGAACGAATTGGGCCTTGAAACGTGGTACGTGCCATGATATGTGTCCTTACATACAAGTTAAGTGCATCAGTCTGTATGTCGTCAGCCGGGACTGTCTAATGCACCGGATAAGCCCGGAATACTGTGTTTATACACCAAAAGAAAAAGGGGCACAAGGCCCCTTTTAAAATATTTCCAAAGAAATATTAGGTTGAACCGGGTGAACCGAAAACGCCCAATGGATCAGAGAAGCCGAAGCTGTAACGCTCGCGGGCTTTGTAACGAACGTTACCTGTATCAAAGTCACCGTCCATGCCAGTAGTCAAGGCCATACGCTCAAAGTGCTTCAGGCCGTTAGGAACGTCTGTGCACAAGAACCAAGCATTGGTGTCTGTCAGGTAGTGGTTAATTGTGTAACCTTCAGGGATTGAACCGTTGTTCTTCAACGCGTTGATGTCGTTGTCAGCGGTACCAACACGAAGGTTAGTCTCGAGCAAACGAGTAGCAACGAACTGAAGTGCAGGAGGCACAACCAATTTTCTAGGTTTAGCAGCGATCAACAAGCCACGCTCATCAGTCCAAGCGGCGATCTGAATCACAGCGTTTTCCAACGATGTTTCATTCAAGTCAGAGTTGGTTGAAGGACGATTGCTGTTGGTACCACCGGACACCAAAGGGTGCGCTGTAGAGAACAGAGCAACACCGTCACCACCAGCATAAACACCGCCTGTGAAGCCGTTGTTTAAGATGGAAGCAGCTTTAACCTGCTTGGTGTAAGCCATAGCACGAGCCAGACCCTTGGTGTAGCGAGCAGACAAGCTGTCGTACAAGTTATCTTCAACCGCTTCTTCAGTGATTGAGAAACCCAAGGCAATGGTTTCGTGGTTGTAGCGAGCCGTGAACGCTTCTTGCGCATTGTCATAAGCAATGGCAGAACCCTCGTTCTTGACAGGAGCCGCAGAGAAGCCAGACAGTTTTGTCTCTTCTTCAAAGCTACGCTCAGATTTCTCTGTTTCGTAGATTTCTTTGTGCTCTTCGCCGTAGGTAGCGTACTGCAAGCCAAACAAAGCGTTCAAACCGGGGAGCAGTTCTTTAAGTAGTTGTGCGCGTGAAATAGCCATGATTTATGCTCCTTATACGCCAGTAGCGTTGTTGTACTGATGCATAGTCGCATTGATCTTGACAATAACTTCAGGGAAGTTATCAGCAGCAGTGGCGGTGTCCCGAACTACATCAATGATACGAATAGGCAGAGTATTGGTTGTTGCAGTGCTGTCCAGAATAGCTACTTTGGAATTACCAGTAGTAGTTGAGCCAGCGTTTTGTACCAACGTTGCGTTATTTCCGATGGCGGTAATGCCGACACCAGAGATAGTGGTCGTGCCAGACACAACAGCTACTTGGAACAATGTGTCAGGATCATCAGCGACCACAGCAAAAATCTGCGTGCCAGACTTGATAGCCTGACTTGCTGGATAGTACTGTTGTTGCTGGACTTGACCAGTTGAACCATTGGTAAACTGAACACCTAAGAACACACCGCAAGGAGTGGCAGTTGTTGTGCCAGTGTCTTTTGTGATAGTGCCATCAGAAATACGTTGTACCAAGTCACCATAGAAAATGTTAGTAGCATAGCCACTAGCAATTTGCATCAGGCGGGTTGCGCCTGCGAATACCTGTCCACCAATCAGGTTTACAGGTTTTAGCCCGTAGGGGCTGTCTACCGTGGGATAAGCCATAAAGACTCCTATAAATTATTTAGAACCAGAACCAAATCCTGTTCCGCGACTTGTTGATGACTTGCGGTCAGCAAACAAGGGCATCCGAGGGTCGTTATTTCGCATGAAATGATTGTCAACTGAATCCATCTGGTTTTGGGATTGTTTGTTGTAATACTCAGCGCGGGCTTCAATGCGTTCCTTGGGAGCTTTGCAAAGCATCAGCCCACCAATTTCCACATTGCCGTTTGCGTTGTTGCCAAACAAAGCCAATTCCGGATGATCCACTGCTTTCACCGGCTCATAACCATCGCGCATCTGTAAGGACACGTTGTTGGCTAATGGCTGACCTAGCACATGAGTCGCTACCC